CAATGGTCAGAGTTCCTTTGGTTTTTTCTACTGGTGGTGGTCCCTCTTGTGCTGGTGCCTGTTGTGCTGTTGGTTGCTCTGGTGCTGCTGCCTGCTGTTGTGGTGCAGGTTCTTGTGCTGGTTCTTTTTCGTATGTTGTTTGAGATAGATTCTTTTCCTTATCAGTTGATGGAGGATCTTGCTTACCGACTCTTTGTCTCTTATTATAAAACTTCAGTCTTCCTTTTTCTGTCTTTGCAACAAACTCACCATTCTTATCATACCATCCACCGTGTCCATCACCCTGCAGACCTAATCTTGCTGCCTGCTGAGTTGCAGTATTTTCAGACAGAAATTGGAAGAAACTTTTCATTACTTGTTCAGACGTTTAATTATTTCTTTTTCGTGTGCAACAATATACCTGAGGACTTCCATCCTCATTTTCTTATATTTATTCATCATACGATCTCTGCGACACAGAGTAATCTGCTTATCAAAAACGACATAAACGTGTGCAAGAAACTCATTATACCTCCCCCTTGTGTTCTTTGTGCTTGCCTCAAAGGATTGTAATAGTTCGTCAATTTGTGGGTTCATGATTAATAAAGTTTAAGATGAAATGAACTTGGAACTTTAACAGCACTTGGCACTCTTGCCATCAATAATTTTTCAGCTTCCTCTTCAGCGTCTTCCATTTTCATTTTTTTAGAGTCTTGTAAATTTTTTACTATTGCATTAAATTCTGCCTTTCTGCTAGTCTGCCCCTTTGCAACTGCAGCCTTCCATAAATCAAATACCATTTCTACAGGATCTTTAGATTTTTCTATTGATAATAAAATCTCAAGATCATTTTGAATATCTTTCAATCTTTTACTATTTCCTTGAAGTCCTTTTTGATTTGCCTCAGTCGAAGATAATTTATAAGGTTTATCTCCAAGATTACTAAAAACCGTTTTACAAAGTAGATCAAAATATCTTATAGCAGATTTTGCTCTCTCAATTTTATCTTTTCCTACCTGAGCACTACCACTACCATCTATCATATCACCATTCTTCATTCCATCTATTTTATTTCTAATAGCTCTAAGTTTTGAAGCAATTTGCGGAGTCCAAAGAATTTCGTTCATATTTTCAATTCCTAAAGATCCACTCTGAGCTTCACTATATCGTTTTTGTGGTTTTGCAGATGCTCTATATCCTGTGGGAGTATCTTCAAATGTCAAATAATTAAACTCTCTAACATATGCTTTTTCTCCTTTTTGATTATATATTACAGTGTCAAGTTCCATAGTATATCTCAGTTTTGTTCCTGATGAATCCTTTCCACCACCAGCAACATAATATTGCGAATATTCCCTTAAGGGAAATTCTTTTCTAACTAATTTTGGATCATTTGGTCTCCCTTTAACATTTTTTCTTGGATCATTTATAGCAGCAAGTCTAAAAGAATATGATCCAAATTTACTATTCTTTTCATCTCTACCCTTATACCTATTAAAACTAGCCTTCTTCAATGATACTGGATATAATTCTTTACTATCATACAAATCTAATATTAATTGGTTTAATCCCATTATTGCTTCTATACCCAAAGCCTTTTTGCCTCTATTTGGTCTATCATAAAATGCTTTAGTATCTTTTAAATATTTTTTGATTTTTGTAACAGCAGTTTGCTTATAAAACCAAACATCTGCAGGATTCCATCTATCAAGAGTTCCTGCAAAACCATAAAACTTAAGAAGATCCCCCAAAACCGTATCCAAACCAGTTAATTTATAAAATTCTCCTTGCCTAAGAACTTTCATTTTAGATGCTCCAGCCACAGCACCATTTCTTAAAAATCTTGTTGCTTGATACTTAAGAGCTCCATCCCAACCACCACCATCCACCTTTTTACCCGTAAGAGAACTTACAAATTTTTTACCGGAAGTTCCCTTTGTGAAATATTTTTCGGCATCTGCTACAGAAAATCTATTTCTATTATCAATAGCTTTTAGGTCTTCCCCCAAAATTGCAATAAGTTTTGTTAGTCCTGCCTTTCTTAAAAAAGATTCTAAAGTATTACCTGATTGAAAATAATCGACCCAGTATTCTGCACTTATTTGATCCTTTCCTATTTTAAAATTGGGATATTTATTAGCAATATAAAAATAAACAAGAAACCAACTTTCACCCAGAGCAGCACCAGATACTTTTTTTTCTTTAGCCAACATGGCACAGATACTTTTTTAAGTATTTATCAATGGAGTTAAGGGGACTCGAACCCCTAACCCCCTGCTTGCAAAGCAGGTGCTCTACCAATTGAGCTATAACCCCTTGAGATAGTCCCTCTCTTTTTGATAAGGAACATTCTCACCAGTGTAAATTTTCCATCCTTCATGAAGTTCGGGAACTAACCACTGGTCAACCCGATAACAATACTGCCAGTTAACGGGTTGTATACAATTCATTATAACCACTGACCAAAATGCTGTCAAGTAGTTAATGATTGTATACATTATTCTTCCTTAAGTGCCTCTTCGATTTGTTCATCAAGACTTACAATTGCTTGACGAATATCAATCACACGTTGCGGACAACATGTAGGATCATAAGTATATCCTTTTATATCAGTAAATAATGACTGACGAACTGCTGCTGCCTGATAGACAGATAGTTCTAATGTTACTTTTTTATCTTGACTCATCGTCCAAACCTCTTATCCATTTTTAGTTTAATAAAATACATACCCAATAACCAGAGAGAAAAGAGAAGTCCTTCCCCATAACTCATAGTATTCCATGCATGAACTGCACCATCCATTATACATCCCCCTCAACACGGTTTTCAGAATGATGAACATCAAACTCACCACCAGGATATCGTGACTTGAGTTTATCAACATTCATCTCAATAATATCATCAAGAGAAATATTGAGACCCATACATGCTTGTGCGACATACCACATAATATCACCAAGTTCACGTTTCATATGAAACATATTTTCTTCGGTGACTGGTTTACCCTGAAAAATAATCTTCTTTACAATCTCGGTAAACTCACCTGCTTCGGCACACATACCAACAGAGGCAGTGAGAAGTCGATGGGTTTCAAATCCTTCTCCACGAAGTTCCTGAATACGATACTCAAAGGCATCGGCATCTTGACTGGGTTGAGATGTGACGGCATTCACAAACTCAAGATAGGCATCAGTGTTTACTTTACTCATAATTCTAATTTAGATTGCTCTACATTGTATAGTTTCATTTTATCACAGTCAACACCAATTGTAAATCTTCGATTTTTATCGGGGTAGGTATATCTATTTTTTACTTGTGTCACTGTATAAGAAGATGTAGTTTTATCTGTAATTTCAATACCAAAGCTCATTAACGCAGCTACTCCACCTATGATCGGTGTCACACGATTAGAGTTTGCAGAAACTAAAATAGGTATTTTATGATCCACACAAGTTTTATGATACTGAAGTGCCACATTATCATTATCCCTATTACTAGTACTATCAATAAGGATAATATCAGGTTCAACACAAATATTATGTTCTATATCATCTTCATAATTACTCATAAATTCTGCAAAAGATGAGTAATTATCATAGTCGTCAATAACTGTAAGATTACCAAGAGTTTTTAGAGTTTGTAGATTTAAACTATCATAAAAAGATTTTTCTTTATCATATAAATTTAAAATAGTATCATTTAAGAGATTTGCTTGAATCCTTTCATAAATTCTCTCTTGAGGTAATTCACTAGTAATAAAAAGAACATTTTTATTCTGTCTCATAGCAGAAGCTGCAACATGACACAGGAACAAAGTCTTTCCAGAACCAGTATTTGAAAAAAGATAGTTTAAGGATCTATCACGCAAACCACCACCTGTAATTTTGTCTAATACGTCAACTTCAAAACTAATTGGGGTTTCTTTATAATTACCAAATTTAAACAAATCGAATTTACTCATGAAAATTTAAATCCCTCAAATGATTTCTTCGGTCTATCTTCGTTATTATACTCTTCTTCCTGTCCAGAGTCAAGTATATTGTCTTGTGCCGTTT